AGGGAGCGTCGACCGCGGGGTTGCCGTAGATCACGGTATCGAGCACACCGATGGGAAGTTCGTCGACGCCGCTCTTGATATTGAACTGGTCGCCGTTGGCAGCGTCACGGCCTGCGTTGTCCAAGCCGAATTGAATGTCGCCATACGGATCGCCGATCGTGCCGGTGCCGACGCCGGCGGCAAGGGATGGATCGACAAAGACTTGTGTGGGGTCGGCCATGGGTCAGAGTCCGTAGCGAACGTGCTCGTAGAAGTTCAACTCGATCTCACAGAACGTAGCATTCGCCGTACTGCGGGTCAGAATCACGATATACTGGCTGTTTGGATTCAGAATGATTTCCTGGGTTCCACGCGACGTGCCTCCGAACGTCGCCGCGGGATGCCCGGTCTGGCCGATCGTCTCGAAGTGCAGCGTATTCGCGGCCGAAATTGTGATGTTAGCCCCGGCCGCCTGAACGTCGGTGTAGGAATAGGCCAGCCCAGTGTCGGGCGTTGCTTCTATCGTAGCGATGTTTGCAGTTCGGGCGCTGCTGTCGTTCCTGTTGAACACAATTAGATCGGTGCCCTCGCCGAGGTCAACGCTCGGATCCTTGACGATTCGAAACACGCATTCTTCATCGGCTTGGGCCTCCGCGGTCAGGTGGATAAACCCATCTGCCGCCCCCGGGGTGATGAACCCGATGCAGGTCATCTTGGTTGCCCCGGTGGCAGCGACTGCGTAGTGGGTCGTGTATGCGAGGCCGTCGTGGAGCTTGTGCTCTTCGTGGTCGATCACGACGAGGGCTTGCGAAATTGCGTCAATCGGGAGCGGGGCTTGATACAGATTCGTCGCGCTGCACGGCAGCAACAGCAGAAGCGCAACCAAGAAGGCGGGGAGCAAGTAGCGTTTCACTGGTCAACTCCTATCCAAGTACGATTGTGCGAGTCTCCACCGCCCCGCTCGCGTTGATGAGATCTTGATTGGCGTCACTGAGGGCCTGCCGAAGGAACGCGTAGTATTCCGTCCAACTGAAACTGCGGCCGTCCACACTGTGCGACGGCACCGGATTGGTCTTGTGGGCCGTCATCGCAGCGGCCAGGTTTTCTGCCGCGTCGTCGCGGATCGTGGTCAGGGATTCGATGTACGTCATGGTTTCTTCTCCGGGCACTTGTCCTTGGACCGGCAGGGCAAGCGGTCCAAGATGCTTTGGATGTGAATCAGGTGGTTGCGGATCGTCTTGGTTTGCTCCTTGATGATCCAAGAGAGCACGCCGAGCATCGACCCGCACAACGCCAGCAGTCCGATGTCTTGACCGTCCATGGTTGCTCCTACGTTGCGACCGTACCGCCGCTGCGGATGATTGCGCGGGGTTCGCGGACACCGGGCACTCCCATTTCGCTTACCTTGACGCGGTGCCAGATGTCGCTGCGGAATTGCTCCTCGTTGTTCATCGGAGCCTCTTCGGTCGTCAAGGACCAAATTTCTTTGTACACGAACGCGGCCTTGGGGTTGCCGAACCACCAATGAGCGTTCGCAAGGGCGCGCGTATTGCTGGCGAGAACGCCGTCCGCATTGTGCCCCAGGATCAATTGGCGGATCAGGAACTCGTTGTGGATGATGTCCAAATCGAACGGAATCCGGTTGCCGTCGTTGATGCCTTGGATGAAGGGAGCGCCTGTGATGTCGCCTTGGCGAACCTGGACATTCCGGATGACCGATCGAACTTGCCAGGCGAGTTCGTTTCCGCAGACGATCGTTGTGGGCGCCACGTCGAGCGGTTCGTTGATACTCGGATCAGACATCGCGTAGAAGAGTTCGGTCAAGATTCGGATGTCTGTGAAGTCGGTGAGGATCTCGGTACTGAGATTGTCGAACCCCATGGCAGCGTTTGAATACGTGTTCCGCGTCTCGCCCTTGAATTCGTAAGGATTGACGGCACCAATGAAAACGTCGAGAATCCGCTTCTCCTTATTGATTCCCATCCCTTGGCCAACCGTTCCTGCCTCTTGAAGCACCTTCCCCGTGCGGTCGGCAATGACTGCCTCCCTCGTAATCGGGATGATGCCGCCGCGCTTCTCCGCGGCGGGCAACCGAATGTCGGTCGCCGACATGCCGACCAACGGATACGGGAAACCTTCCGGAATTGGATCGGCGTATTGATCTGCCGTAGCGGCGATTCCCGGCACCAATTCCGTACCCAGGAACACGCTTGGAAAGTTCGTCACCAGTCGATCGCTGATCCCGGTTTCGAGCTTGTAGGAGTCCTGCACGGCCGAGAAAACGATCTGGCCAGTGATCCGGCTGAAATCGGCAGTATCGACGGCTCCAGCTCCTTCCGTGACCTGCTGTCCCCTCTTGCTCGCACGCGCCCAGTCGTTGCACAGTTCTTGCCCCCCGTCGATCAGGTTGACGAAGAGGTCTTGCAGCGAAAAGTCCTCGGGCTTTGCGCCGCCCTCGGTCAAGAGGTAGGTGATCTCTCCTTTGATGAACTGTTCGGGGTCGCTCACCTTCGGATTGCGCTTTGCGGAGTCAATCATCTTCCGCAGTTCTCTTGCCTTGAACATGGTTATCCCTCTCAGAATCGGGGTTGAGCGCGAAGTTGCCGGCACTTGAGCTGCCGGATTTCGAATGTACAGATGTCCGTTTCGTTTTCAGCGTAGACGCCGAAGTCCATTACCTGGGTGTCGGCAACGGTGATCTGGTCGGCTCCGGAATGGTTGTGAACGGCAACCAACACGCCGTCGATGTAGAAGTGAATCTCTGCATCGAAGATCACAACCGCAGTGCCGGCCGGAACGGGCACGGGGCCAGTCGGGACAAACTCGGCTCGGAATTGGTGCCGAGAGCCAATCGCAACCGGGTGGGCTTGGCGGTCGATCGAGTTCGCCGCGGTGAGTTCGGTCACGATGGCAACGCCGCTCTCTTGCGATACACAGCGAATGTTGTCCGGTCTAACGACCCCCGCCGCCGCTTCGTCGCCCGGCGTGTAGAATCCGAAGTGGTCGCCGGTCGCTTTCATGCCGCCTCCGGCCGTGACAACCGTGGCTCCGTTGATGTTGTCGATGCAACCGACGAAGAAGTTGATTTCTCCCGCGAGCAGTTGGAACGTGATATCGGCAATGAACCGAATCGGTTGACCGATCAGGAATTGGAAGACTTCGAAACTCGTACCGAGAACCAAGATGTTGTCATCATCGGCAGTGGAACTTCCCAGCCACATACCGCCGGCCGTGTCGGTGCCTACCATTGTGTTCGGGTTCGCGTCTGACACCCATGTAAAACCATTGTCCATGGGCACGGCGGTTGCGGCAACAGCCGCACAGGCGTTGATCTCGACGCCGTAGCTCTCTTCGTTAATGAAGTCGTTTTTGAGTAATGCAGTCACGCTTTGGCTCCTTCCGAAATGCCGTTCAGCCCGGCGAGGAAATCTTCATGGCTCAGGCCGTAGGTCGGCAGGGCGTCATCGCCGTCGTCCCCCTCGTTCACCCGCTCCAGCGCGGTGACCCGGGCCGGTTTCTTCTCCGGTTTCTTCGTCACCGCCTCAAGGATGGTGGCGAGCTGGCCGCCAAGCGCCTCGACTTTTTCGGTCAGGGCCTTGTTGGCTTGTTCCAGTTCTTCCATTTTCATTTCTTCGGACTCCTCGAAAAGGTTGTCGGTCGCGGCCGGTTTCGTGACCAGATCGACACTGTTGACGCTGATGATTTCCAGGACGTTCTCTTTTTCGTCGTCCAGGTTCGCTACGACGTTGTGGCTCAACCCGAAACTACGACCGTCGGACTCGATCACAAACTGAGCCCAGGGGTGAGTCTGCCGGACGTGCAAGTCCCCAAACAGCCCGAGGCCGATCTTGCCGTCGAACCGTTCCTGAATGTTTTGCAGCGAGCCGAAATGATCGTCGGTTTGGCGAGAGCCCCGCCGCTGTTCGCGTTCGTCCGGATGGTCCATGAAGACGGGCGCGTTTTCGTAGAGCCCGATCGCACGGCCGAGCACGTCCTGCGGATAGACGCGGCCGTTCCGGCTCCGCGTGCCGATGATCTTCACGCCGACGATCACGCCGTCGACCACGGGCGAGCGGCTATACTCCAGCACTTGTAGGCGGATCGACATTGCTATCCTCCGGACTCCGGTTGAGCGATGGACGATGCCCGGCCGGTTTTCGGTTTCCGGGGTTGCCTGACGTTGGGCGTGTCGGCTTTTTCTCCCGACGGTTGGTCTGCCACCTCTTCGCCGTCTTCGGTGCCGTCGTCCGGCCCCATGATCCCGATCATCGGGGGCGTGATCGGGTCTTCCTCCATGTCTTGTAATTCATCCTCCCGGTCGAGGTCTTCGCGAGCGGACCAACTTGCATTGCCGAGAATGCCATGGTCGGACAAGACGGCGTTCCTGTCCGTTTCCTCTTTCGCGTTCCGCGGGATCACCGGCGGCATTTCCACGGTGACCTCGAACGTGTCGAGGAACTTCCCGTCGGCGCTTCCGATCAATCCGTCCATCGACGCTTGCTCCAGCACGCGCTCCAGGATTTGGCTGTACTCTTCACCGTAGAACGCCTGCCGGCATTCCATCGCGTGAACAAACGGGGCGGCGACGGCCAACTCGGAGGCCAGATTGTTGTTGCTCGCATCGCCGGAGACCAGCGACTCGGGCATCTGCCATCGCGCCCCGATGTTCCGCAAGGCGGCTTGCAACACCAAAATCAAGGCCGAGTTGCGGCCCTGGAGTCCCAAGGGCCCGGCTGTGAACTCCGTACCCTGGGGCACGCCGATGTACGTCGGATGGTTGTAGGTGACCGACTCTGCCTTAAGTCCGCCGCGGGTGGTGATCTGTTGGTCGCCGACAGCCTCGGGCATCACGCCTTGTGCATGTGCCTTGATTCCGGCGATGTTTGCTTGCACCGTGGCGCTCTCCCGCAGCGCCCGCAGCAGCTTCCGGACGCCGGGGAAATCGTTCATGTTGGAAAAAAAATCGCTGATCCCCCGCTTCGCCTGCCGGTCCACGTTGATCTTGACGTGGATCATGTCCTCCGCTTCGTAGAACGTGCCGAGGTTCGCGGCTTCGGAGAACTGGCTCACCGCCCAGTAGCCCAGCGGTACGGCGGTATCCTCTCTCGTCGTCAAGATTCCGAAGCGCCATGATTCGCCACCGCCGATGTCCAGATCGCGATTCCGTGCCGGCCGGTCCTGCGGCTGTTTGATCTGCTCCGGTTCCAGTGACCGCAGATGCACACCCAGGCCGGCCTCGCCGTCGTCCATGACCAAGAACGCTTCGCCGTCGCGCCGAGTCCGCCGGAAGATTTCCTTTTCCCACAAGTCCCAACGCTCGCGTTTCATCCAGCGGTCCAGGAAATCCTGTGCGGCTTCTTGCTCCGGGTCGGACTCCACCGGTTTGGGTTCCGCCGATCCTTCGTCGTCGCTTGCCAGTGCACGTGCACCAGGTGCACGATCGGCCGCAGCCTGGTCGCCGGGTTCTTTCTTCCGAGTGACCTTGTAGGAAAATCCTGTGAAAATTGCGAATTGTTCCAAAACTTCCAAAACCGAAACCGCCGTCGGGCAGAGCGCTTCGACGATCCGGGCGGCATCGACGATCCTCCAGTGATCCATTTCCGTGCGGTAGTAGGGGGGCAGGGCACCGTCGCGGCGGCTGCCCGGGCGCGCGGCATGGAAGCCAAGCGCCGTCGGATGGAAGAGGTCGTTGGGGGCAGAGCCCAGCCCGGCGGGGATTGCCTGGCCGCCGCGCAGTGGATCCGAGGACGCCCAGGGGTCGTGAGATTCGAGTAACGCCACCGTGCGAGCGTTCGCTTCGAGATGCTGTAGAGTCCGCTCCTCTTGCCGGAGACGGAGTAGAGACACCTCCTCGGCAACCAGGTCGCGTTTGGAGAGAGTTTCCAGATAGGTTGGCACATCGGGCACGGCGAATCCTCCAAGTGGAGAATTCTACAGAGGGGGCGTGCCTAATGCAAGGGCAGTTCGTGCCTAGAAAGTAAGCACTCCCAACGCCGGGCGAGCGGAATCATGGAAAGACCCACCCGGCGAGGGGGCACGGAAGCTAGTTGCTGTGTATCTGCTGACCGTGGGCAACGACAAGGAGCTTGCCTTCCCTGATTGCTTGGTCAACCGACATTCTGAGAACGGTGGCTCCTGCTTGAAAAGCCTCCCAGAAATCGCCCGGTGGTTGGCATATTTCCTTTCCGAAACCCTCCCACCAGATCAAAAAGGCGGGCCACAGCGGATGATCTTCTGGTTCACTCATGTCGAACTCCCCGCGGCCCAGCAGCCGAAGGCACCAAAGTCGGCGCACTGCCGCTCGGTCAGCGTGTAGAAGCCGTCCTCGCCCCAATCCGGGCCCCAACTGTTCGGGCCGCGGAGCACCCAGCCTCGGCCCTCTCTGGCCAACTCAGTGCAGGCGATCGCGTGGCCGCCGCCGCCCGGCCAGTTCACGCCGATCAGACAGACGTGGTATCGCTGCAAGGCCGTGGCCACCGCGTCGAAGTCCGCGTCCAGGTCGATGTATTCCAGCATGCGATTTTTGGCCGCCAGGGCTTTCCAGTCGCTCGGCAATTTGACCGGCCACTTCGCCGGAACTTGCTTGCGGGTACAGACCCCGACGTCGACCAACGCTTTGAGATTCTCATCAAGCGTGGAGCCGGTGCCCCAGCGAGAGTGCTGTGAGTACAGATGTTCGGGGGAGAGGAGAAACTGTGGCTTGCCTCTGAACGCCCGGTCGATCATCAAGGTTTCGCAGGCACCGTTGCTGCTACACATCCCGTCGAGTTGCCCGTAGATCATCTTGACGTGGTGGTTCATTGAGACTGGTTGCCACAGGTTGCGCGGCATCAGCTTCCACCTGTTCTCCCACCTGGGGAACGTGCCGTCGCCGTAAGCGGTCGCGGTCCGGTGCAAGGCACCGAATTCAACGTCGCTTGGAATCGCTTGCATCTTTCAATCCTCCTCTTCATCGAGTTCGTGGAGCCGCATTTGCCAGCCGTACGCTTCGCTCATCAACAACTCGTACAGCTCGCGTTCGCTACAAGTCGAATGGCCAATGAGCTCGCGCACTTTATCGACTACTTGTTGGGCAGTCATTTCAATCCTCCGATCAGTTCAATTCTTTTCGCATGGTCACAGGTGCCCTTC